ATCTATGCGTATTTTCACTTGTCCGGATTGCATATCCCCATGGAAAAGTTCCTTGAATCAGTCCTTTTTCGATTGTTGAAACACCCATTCCCATCAAATACGCAACTTCTTTCGGGGTTAATGTCTCTATTCTCTTTTTAGGAATTACTATCTCTTCAAAGTAATTCTCTGGAAGATCAAATGCTTCTGCAATCTCATTTCTTCTTGCTTTTGTCGGTTCTGAATCTCCAGACATCCATTTGCTAACGGTTGACCTACTCACACCGCAGATCCTGGACAACTCTACTTGGTTGATATTTTGATCTACCATTACTTTTTTAAGCCTGTCCTTGAACACTTTCATCACCTACCTTTCTTCAGATGGCTTAATTCCCTGCCCGACGATTGAGTGCTATTTTTAATTAACCAATTTAGGGAGGATTTCAGGATTCTGTGCATCGGGCAGGGAATTAAGCCATCTGCTATTATTCTGTTGTCTTTCTTTCATATATCTCCTATACTTAATTCACAGGACACTGCCATGTCCGAGTCTTAAGAGAGGAGTATTCTTAATGGAAAATTTGTTATTTAAACTTACCGAATATCAATATGAAATTCTAACGGCAATATTAGAATGTCCTGGGCAAAATCCTGGTGATTTCTTTTTCGATTTTCCGTCTATTGATGGATATGTAGAAATGTTTTTAAATGCAAATCTCGTATCCATAAACGAATCTGATGAAGTTTCTATCACTGAATTAGGCCGCGCTCATTTGGCTGAATTTGAGCTTCAACGAAAAATAGAAAAGGAACGAGAAGCAAAATATCAACAGCAAATAGATGCCATTACATCTATTGCAGAGACCGCCAAACAAAATGCATTATCTGCAGAGGCGGATTCAAAACTCTCTAAAACTATTTCTATTCTTTCTTTGATTGTTGCAACAGCCTCTGTCATGGTAGATATTTTTTTAAAATGATTCCACCAATGCCTAAAATAATTACAGCTATTCCCTGCAATATAACAGCTATTTGCAGGGATGATATTTTTTGTTCCTGGCAACGCTGTTTTTCTTTTTGCTTAGAAATCGCAGAATAGATCGCCCATCTCATTTCTTTACCTGTTACTCCATGCAGAATAGTTTTTAACTCTTCTGATTCTTCTAGCTGTTTTTCTTTTAACTGATCATCTAGATTACTTTGGATTTCCTCTGCTAATTTTTCATCGGGCTGTATATCTTTCAATACTTTCGTCTTTCTCACCTCCTAGTTATTTAGTAATCCATTTTAATTGGATTTCTTAGGTAAAAAAATATAGTCAATTGGAATACCATATAATTTACTAAGTTCTCTTCCTTGCGACATTTTCGGTTCAGAAGTCCCTTTTTCCCAGCTAACGATAGTCTGTTTTCCAACATGCATATGTTTTGCGACCTCTTCTTGCGTCATTTCTGCATTAACTCGTGCTGAAGCTAAAGAAATTTGAAATGGTACTGCTTTACCTTCGTTCATCTTTGTCACGTCATCACCGCCTTTCTTTAATTTCTGTATTCATTATAAATCCATTTTAAATGGATGTCAATACCAAAATCAATTTATTTTTGACTTTTAGTTGCAAAAAATCAATTTTTATTGTACTATATTAATAACGAAGTGAGGTGATTTAATGTCAGATGAAAAGCAAAAGAAAATATTCTCTAAAAATCTATCTTTCTATTTAGAGAAATCAGGAAAAAGCCAAAAAGAGGTGGCTAAAGCTATTGGAGTTATTCCACAAACATTTAATACTTGGTGTACGGGACAATCCATTCCTAGAATGGGAAGCGTACAAGCTCTCGCTGATTATTTTGGAATTGGAAAATCTGATTTAATAGAAGAAAAATCCGATCAAGCCATTGAGCTAACTAAGAAAGATGAAAAAGATATCGCAAAACGATTAGAACAAACCCTTGATCAGTTAGAATCCGATCAAGATGGACTGATGTTCTCTGGAGAACCTTTAGATGATGAAACAAGAGAATTATTAAAAGCTAGTCTCCAGAATAGTATAACCATTGCAAAAATAAATGCTAAGCAAAAGTTCACACCAAAGAAATACAGAAAATAAAGGAAGTGATTCATTGGATATTCGTAAAAAAACAAACGCATTAAAGAAAAAATATGGTACGAATGATCCTTTTGATATTGCTAAGTATTTAGGGATAAAGGTTATATTTGAACCATTGGGATCCATTAGTGGATACTACAATAAACAGCTTCGTATGAAGCAAATACATATAAATCATGATCTTTCTGATCACGATCAACTATTTACATGTGCACATGAGTTAGGGCATGCGATTATGCATCCTGATGCTAATACTCCATTTTTAAGGAAACGAACTGGACTTCTGGTAAGTAAAATGGAAATCGAAGCAGATAAGTTTGCAACTGAGCTTCTAATTGACGATGAAGTTTTTCTTGAATTTCAAGAATTTACTACAGATCAAATTGCACGTGCACTTGGATATAATGAGGAGTTAATTAAATTAAGATTAAAATAAGGAGGAAATATGTATATGAAAAAGGCAAAAATCATTATTATTACATGTATTTTGTTAAGCTTGACTTCTGTAACTCTTGTTTTTGCTGATTCTCCAACAGCTAGTTTTTCTAACTGTCAGGTAATTTTGCCTCAATCTGTAAAGCCAAATCAAAAAATCAACATATTGTTTATAGGTGATAGGCTAAGTTCTACTGGTGGAATACAGGGTGAAACAAAAATAATTCCAGGAGCATATGATTTATATATTAATTCAGTTTCTGACAAGAATTTGGTTGATACATACTTTATTGATGAAACAAACGGAAATTATACCAAAACTACTTCTAGGACTTTAAAAATTAAAAATCCAGGAAAATATATATTAAAAAGTTACTTTTATGTATATACATACATCGATAATTCTTGGGAAGAAACCGGATATGAAATCGGAACAATTAATAAGACAATTAATGTAATTGGTCCTAAATATAAAATATCATTCAATGCAAATAAAGGAAAAGTTTCAAAAAAAGTCAAATCAGTCCAGGCAGGTAATAAATACGGAACCCTTCCTACCCCGAAGCGAAAAAATTATAAATTCAAAGGTTGGTATACCAAAAAATCCGGTGGAAAAAAAATAACCAGAAATACTTTAATTAAAAATTTAAAAAAACATACATTATATGCACATTGGTTTGGTCCTAAAGGAAAAGAAAAAACCATCACAAGAGCTGAATATAACAGAATTACTTATAATATGACGTATAGCCAAGTTAAGTTTTTAATCGGTGGTCCTGGAGAGCTTGAAGTTTCTTCATATATAGGCCGAGAATTAACTGAGATATATTCTTGGAAAGGAAATGGATCTGTCGGTGCAAATGCAAATATAACTTTCCAAGATGGAAAAGTTATCGGAAAGGCTCAATACGGTTTAAAATAAATTATATTATATTAATTCTTCAAAATCCCGACATCGCAACAATCGAACTTTAAAAATATAATATACTTACCCATGAAGTCGTCAGGCGGCAAGTCTCCAACACCGCTCCGAGCATTGCGGAAAGGAGGCCCTTATGAGTACATATGAGGAATTTATGATCACCATAAATGTTGCACTATTAATTATTGCCATTCTGAACTATACACATAAAAAATAGCCGTCCTGCCCCTGGTAAGTGTAGAACGACCATTTTTCGTTAAGCATTCGCCGGATCGGATGGGTTTGCTCCATCGTGCCGACTTATTACCAGCTACATTATAATTAAGATTTTTAGTTTTTTCAACACCATTTCGGTGACTTCGCCAAAATGGTCAAAATAAAAACCGCCTGGCTGACAACCAGACGGCTTTAAGAAACCTATCAACAACGTGGTGTGTGATATGCTTCTGACTCGACACCAGAATTATATCATACATCCTACAAAATTACAATTTGATAAGGGTGTATTTTTTGTACCCTTTTTTTAGGAAAGGAATGATGATATATGGCAAGAAGAAACCCAAACGGCTACGGCAGTGTAACCAAATTAAAAGGCAATCGATCACGCCCTTATGTAATCAAAGTCACCACATACGATGAAGATGGACACGGCAGACAAGTCCCAGTAGACTATGCTGCTACTCGTGAAGAAGCAAATATCATTTTGGCCAAGTACAACGACAATCCGTGGAACATTGATCGTAACCGAGTGACGCTTGCAGATTTATATACGAGATGGCTTGAAATAAAAGGTCCAAAACTTGGAACCTCTCGTTTAAGCTCACTCAAATCAGCTTATAAACATTGTCAAAAACTCTACGGAATGAAATACAGACAAATAAAAGCTTATCAAATGCAAGAAACTATAGATAACTGTGAACGCAGTTATGCCACGCAAGCTCATATCAAAGTTCTATGGGGACATTTAGACAGTTTTGCGTTTGAATTAGATATCATAGATAAAATGTATTCACAATTAACGTCTGTAAGTGCCAAGCAGGAAGAGTCAAAACGCGCACCATTTACCGAAAAAGAAGTTGAAGCTCTATGGAAAATATCTGATCAAAAAAATGTTGATATTGTTTTAATCTATATTTATACGGGATTCCGATTAATGGAATTATTAGATATGACATGTGATCAAGTAAACCTAGAAGAACAATACTTTAAAGGTGGAAGTAAATCTGATTCTGGAAAAAACAGAATTGTTCCAATTCATCCTCGTATCATGCCGTTTGTAAAAAAACGGTTAGAGAAAAGTAATGAATATTTTTTAGAAAATGATGAAGGTTCCAAGTTTAAAAAATGGGATTTTTATGAAGAATGGAAGGTTGTTATTGCCTATATAACAAAGAAAAAGAAAACGCCTCATGAGGCAAGGCATACTTTTGAAACATTTTTGGATAATGCAGGCGGTAATAGAAAATGCATTGATATGCTGATGGGGCATAAATCTAAAGATGTTGGAAATAGGGTTTATAATCATAAAACAGTGGAACAATTGAGAGATACTATTCTCTTGTTGAAATAATAAATTTCCATTCAACAAGTAACAAATTAGTAACACATATGTTAGGAAATGACCATTTTAAGCCATTTCCTAACATTGCAAAATTATTATACCATAAAAACGGCGGAATCCCTAATAAAATGGGACTTTTTTTACTCTTTTTTATCCTCAGGTTTTCTCGGTCTGATCGCTTTTGGCTGCTCGATCTCCAGACCTGACATCAGCCAGTCGAACTGTCTCCAGGTGATCGGCTGCACTTCATTTTTATTTCTTGGCCAACGGTATCTTCCCTCGGAGGCCGTCAGTCTTTTATATAATAATACGAAGCCATCGTTTTCATATAAAAGTGCTTTGAT